CAGCCTGAACCCCGCCAAAAAGCAGGCTTACTTCGTCCCCCGCAAAGGCAAGATCTGCCTCGATATCTCGTATATGGGCCTGATGGATCTGGCCATGTCCACCGGATCAGTCCGCTGGAGCCAGGCCAAGCTCGTCTATGAAAACGACACCTTCGAACTCAATGGCGTTGATCAGCCGCCCACCCATAAAACCAAGCCATTCGCCCCTGACAGAGGCATGGTCATCGGTGTCTATGTGGTGATCAAAACGTCAGACGGCGACTACCTGACTCACCCGATGAGCATGGCCGAGGTAATCGCGATCCGTGACCGCTCTGAAGCGTGGAAGGCCTACGTCAAGGACACCTCAAAGCTTTGCCCTTGGGTTACTGACCCGGGCGAAATGACCAAGAAAACCTGTGTAAAGCAGGCCTACAAATACTGGCCGAAAACCGACCGACTCGAAAATGCCATTCACTACTTGAACACCGAGACGGATGAAGGGCTCAAGCAAACCCCTGTTACACCGCAAGTGGATCACGGCCTGACTCAACACTGGGTCGCGCAGGCCAATGCCGCCGCAACACCCGAGGCGCTGACGGAGGTGTGGAAGGCAGGCGTGGCGGCAATCACCGAGGTCAAAGACATGGCCTCCTACGACGCATTCAAGGCCGCCGTAGTTGCACGGGGCACAGAGCTGAAAGCAGCGTCGGTTGACGCCGAGCCCCAATCCGCGGCCGATGAAGAAGAAGTCGAATTTGCAGAGGTGAACCCATGATCATCGTCAATTGCACTCAGGGCTCCGAAGCCTGGCACCAAGAACGCGCTGGAGTCATCACGGCCAGCATGTTCAGTACCGCCCGCTCCAAAGTGAACGGCCTGACCTCTCAGCAACAGAAATACGTCAGCGCCATTCTGGAGGGACGCAGGCAAAGCGTTGCACGCGATATTGCCGGTTACAAGGCAGGCCCAAAGGCAGAAGTCGTTCAGCGCGCCCTTGATGGTGAGACCGTTGGCGAGCCGTCAGCAGCAGCCCTCAACTACGCCTTCCAACTGGCAGTAGAGCGCATTGGCGGCAAGCCGCTGGATAACGGTTTTGAAACCTGGCAGATGCGCCGGGGCCATGACCTTGAGCCTGAAGCTTATATGGAGCATGAAATCCAGACAGGTCTCATCGTCACCCAAGTCGGGCTGGTTAAAACTGACGACCACGCATTTGGCGCCAGCGCAGACGG